AATTTCTGTTGTGGATTAATTCGGCATGGTTAGCCGCTTTGGAAATAAGCTCACCACTGCACGAAAATGATTCATTGCTTTCACCAGTTCCCGCTTTTCGTCAGTAGTCAGATCACTAATATTGACGCCGTGACGTTCTGCCGGAATTTTTGCCATATAAAAAATGGCTGCCAGTGCCCGCTCATTCTGTTTATTATTTACGTCGCGTGGATCGCGCATATCTTTAATAAACCTTTCAAGCTCCGGCTCAATATTCAGACCAAACACTTTAGCCCTCAATTCCGCAATATGGTTTAGTCCGTCCAGGCGTTCACCGGGGCTTAATGGAACAGTCGCCGTAGCGCCTTCAATAGCCATGATTTCCCCTGTTTGGTTGTGGACAGGTCAGCCAGCAGTTCATCCTGAGAGCGGCACGGGTGCCAGCGTTTGCCATCCTTGCCCATGATCCATCCGTGACCGTAGTGCATTGCCGGGCTTTGCTTTACGAGAAGTGACGCGAAAGATGGTTCTTTAGTCAGCATAACCACCTCAGATCAGACCAAACGAAGCGCCGAGGCCCGTCACGGTATCCACCGCGCTTGCCATCGCAGGGTTAGCCTGCAAACGCGCCTGCATCGAAACGGCAGCCAGTGCCATCAGACGAGTAACAGAGTTAATGCTGCTGATAACATCGCGGCGGCCTGCGGTGGTTTTCACATCACCCGATACGGCACCAGCGGCAACACGTCCGATTTCAGCAGTAGCGCTCATGACGTAATGCGGTAGCTTCTCTTTTGCCACTTCGTTCATCGGCACGCATGGCAAGCAGTGAATCTGAGCCAGAAAACCGTCAACCAGCGTGGAGTCCTCAGTAAGATCGGTAAGCAGCCAGATTTCCGACGGAGTGAGCTGATGCGGTTGCTCCGGGTTCAGTTTGTTACGCAGCGTCTGGACGTTCATTCCCGCACGTTCCGCCAGCTTCGCCATGTTGTGACGCAGTGCGAAAGCCCGGCAGGCTTCATCAAAATGCGGATGTTTGGAAACACGATAATCAAACATGATGTAAATCCTTTTCTATCCCAAAATGGAACTATCAGGCTTGCATTGCGACTTCGCAGCCTTGGGCCGCTTCCATCGTCAACGCGAACATGTTGATTTCGATAAGGCTATTAACTCCGGCTTTTTTCCTGATGGGCAGGCGGTTTTCCCGGATCATTTGACGGGCATAACTAGGCTTGTAACCAGTACGGCGACAGAACTCATCCAGTGTGATGAATGGCTCAGATACCACAAGGTTGATGCTGGGGCGCATTGAAAAATTACGATTCATGATGCACTATTCCTCAGTTGTGACGTTCTCTACACTATTCGGATGCGTTCAACACTATTCGATAACAACTCACTTTGCGTAAATACTATGATCCAAAATTGGAAAGGTCAACAACAAGAGTTCACTAATCGTAAGTCAATTCAGCTACCCCATGGCGGCAAAGACCCTATCGAACGTATTTGCGCAGCTTATGGCTTTACCTCACGACAGGCGTTATGCAGACATCTTGATGTGTCACAAAGCACCATGGCTAATAGGGTTACGCGTGGTAACTTTCCTGCGGATTGGGTTCTGATATGTGCTATGGAAACTGGTGCGTCTTTAGATTGGTTAGTTTTTGGACTCGGCGAAGCCCCCAAAATGGAAACACATATTGAAAACACAAATGAGATACCTCAAGCGCAAAAAACACTCCAATTGAGTTATCTGACCATCCAGAATGGGGTGGTAAAAAACCAAAAACAGATTGATGTTGCCCCGGAACTTATCCCAACAGGCACAACCTCGCCCCGCCTTGTTGGACTAGATAGTGCGATATGGATAGTCGATGATTTTGCAGGTGAGCTTGTAGATGGGTTTTGGTTGACTGAAATGGATGGTGTTATCAGTATCCGCGAAATGTACAGATTGCCTGGCGGTCGCGTAAGAGTTGAAAACGGAAAGGCATCTTTTGAATGTAATGCCACCGATGTGAAAATTTTGGGTAAAGCCATTGGCAAAACACAATTTATGGAATGACTTATTAGGTATTAAGGAAATTAAAATGAAAAAAACGCTCATATCTTTTTTAATCATGACTTCTTTTGCTGTCAGTGCAACACCTGAACAGTACAAAAGTATCAGCAAGTTAATGGATGATTATAACGATTACTCATCATACAGCGTAAATGGAGTTGAGTACCCGGCATTTAAGGTTTTAGCGCAAAATCCTTTGCATATTCAAATATCACCAAGCATCTACTCTAAAGATTCAAAAGAAATAAAATATGAGTCAGATAAAGCATCCATTTACGCTGTATACCGTACTCTTTTTCAGACTCCAGCTAAAAGCGTGAAAGTTACAGTTCTACCTTTATCCATTGACCTCCAAACCAAAAAATTTGAATACCTAACTGCGGAAAAATTCGATTTTTCCATAACCAGAAAGCAAGCAGAAAATCTTTTGCGTAAGTACGGCAACATCCGTAACCCTGACCAATTAATGACCGCAAGCGGAAGCTGGAGCGATAACTTCAAAAATTGCTGCTATCTGGAAGAGGGTAAGCCAGGCTTGACTAAATTTGCTCAAGACCTCATTTCTCAAAGGTAAAATAATTGGCTGTAACAAAACTATCTAATGGTAAGTGGCAGGCTCAGGTCTTCCCCAACGGTAGGGATGGGCGGCGTATTCGTCGTCAATTCGCCACCAAGGGGGAAGCCATGGCCTTTGAGCGCCACATTAAGGATCAAGCGCAGGACAAGCCCTGGCTAGGAGAAAAAGCAGATAAGCGGCGAGTTACTGACCTTGTTGAAACCTGGTTCAACGCTCATGGAGTTACACTCTCTGATGGCCTCAAGCGTAAGGGCGCAATGGAATTTGCCTGCTTTGCTATGGGAAACCCTCTCGCTACTGAATTTAACGCCAAACTTTTTGCAACCTACCGTGAACAACGTTTAAGCGGGAAAATTACACGTTCTGATCGTGTAAAAGCAGTGACTCCCCGTACCGTTAATCTTGAACTGGCGTATTTCCGCGCCATGTTCAACGAACTAAAAAGACTGGATGACTGGAGTGCGCCCAATCCGCTCGAAAACGTCCGGGAATTTAAAATCGATGAGGCAGAGCTAGCCTGGCTGACAGTTGAAGAAGTTAAGCAGCTTCTGGCTGAGTGCGAGAAAAGCAAGGCTGAAGATTTAGTAACTATAGTAAAGATATGCCTTGCAACCGGCGCACGATGGGGCGAGGCGGAGTCACTAACAGGCAAGCAAATAAGCCCCGGCAAAATCACTTATATCAAAACCAAGGGCAAGAAAAACCGCGCCGTTCCAATAAGTGATGAGCTTTACGAAATACTCCCAAACGTAAGAACATCAAAACCAGTCTTTACGGGGTGCTATTCTGCGTTTCGTGGGGCAATTAAGCGAGCGGGGATTGAGCTACCTGACGGGCAGCTGTCACACGTTCTACGGCACACATTTGCAAGCCACTTTATGATGCGCGGGGGTAACATTCTTGTACTGCAGCGTATCCTTGGACACACTGATATTAAGGTGACGATGCGCTATGCTCATTTCGCCCCAGACCATCTGACAGAAGCAGTGGAGTACAACCCCTTAAATCTGATTTGATGGCAGCAAAATGGCAGCAAACCTATTCACTATGCTTTCATATTCCCCACTATTCGACGGCGCAAGGCGTTGAAATTAAAGTAACTTATTGTTTTATAAGCTTTAAGTTTGGGACTCATAATCGCTTGGTCGCTGGTTCAAGTCCAGCAGGGGCCACCAAATTTTAGCTTTAGAATCATCCAGTTAAGCCACTCGATTGAGTGGCTTTTTTGTTACTCAATACATGAGTGTCGCACGAAAGTAAGAGAGTCTCCCGCTCATCAAGGTTTTGATAAAGCCCTTTACACATGACTAATAGGCCAAAAAGTTGCTTTCCATAGACTTTTGACTTTAAATTCCCGCGACAAATGAAAGGGAAAGATAAGTAATGGATAAACAAGCCAGAGCAAATCATTTACGTGAATGCTTACGCCAGGAAGTAATGATGAGTTCTAAGAAGTTTTCGTGGTTCGGGGTGCTGCATAAAGCTATCAAATGCCCTAATCGCCGTTTCCACTTCTGGTGGCGCATTGCTTCATACTGGCATCATTCAGACAGTAACTTCCTGAAAAAACGAGCTACTAAGATAAACAGAAACCTCATTTTCAAATATGGAACTGATATTCAGTTGGGCGCACACATCGGACCCGGAATGGTGATTTCCCACCATCAAGGGATAGTGATAAACGGCTCCGCTGTCATCGGACACTCTTTGCGTATCAGGCAGAACATAACGG